GCCAAGTTTAGCTTAGTTAGCTATCAGGAGCTAGCGCCTGACTCACCGACCATGCCACGAACGACGACTAGACCGTACATATCTGGACGAACCATCTTCTTCGCGTAGCGGGTCATGACACCCTTACGTGGTACGAAGTCTTCTGGTCCGAAGATTGTTGGAGTAGTCTGTAGTGGGACGTATGGAGCGTAAACATAGCCGCTTTCAAGGAAGCTGCTACCGCGACGACCAACTAGAATGACGTTACGAAGGAAGTAAGGGTCAACAATGACATCAAACTTCTTGCTAAGGGAACCAGCCTTAACAGCACCGATTGAACCGGACTCGTCGTCGTGAGTTACAGAGGCACGGAAGCCACTGGTAAACTCAAGGATGTTTGCCATCTCTGGGCCAAGGACCACAAAGTTAGCACCACCACGAAGAGTCTTACGGTGGATCTGAGCAGAAACATCGTTGATGGTCTCAACGAGAGTCTCGTACCACTCAGAAACGGTACCAGTGAAGTCAGGAGCAGCAGCAGAAGCACCAACCTCAGCACCAGTCTCACGGTTAAGGAACATACCTGGAGAACGTGACCAGTAGAAGGTACCAGCAGTAGCACCGTTTACAAGGTCAGCGAGGATCTCACGGTCAATCTCAAGAGCAATCTGCTCAGAGAGGATCTGGGTAAGCTCAACTTCGGCATCGAGGTTGTGGTAAGCGTTAAGATCCTGACCTAGCTCTGGGGTCCACTTGGCCTTGAGCTTCTTGGTCTGAGCGGTAACAGCAATGGAATCAACCTTGATGTCAATCTCAGGAATGTTAGCGTTACCTTCTAGTGGGTAACTGTAACTACCGATAGCACCAAGAGCAGTACCAGAACCAACGTCGAGGGCATCAGCTTCAGGAACCTGAACAGTAAGAGTACCGGCGCCATTAACAGTAACACCGCTTACGCTCGCTGTGTGGGTAAAGACATAGCGAATAGCCTCATTACCAGTAGCTGAATCAGCAGCAGCAACCTTTCTGGTTAGACGACGAACCTGGGTTAGGGTTGAAGTTGGCTGACCACCGGCTGAACCAGTGAATAGGTTGGCAAGTGAACCAGTCACCTTGAAAGCAGAAAGGTTATCAAGGTCAGCATTAGCGGTTGTGTGTCTAGAGATATCGACATCAACAACTAGAACTGAACGATCAGCGGTATCTTGCTCAAGAGCAAGAACATCAATGTCGTACTCAATAAGCTTCTTGTTAGCTGCCACCATTGAAGATGAAAGCGGGAAACTACCATTGGTTGGAATGGCAAGAGAAGCAGTCTGAGCAGTAACTGAACCAGTAGCAGAACCAAAGGCATAACCACGGGCAGAAGTACGAGGACCAGAAAGGTCTACAGCATTGGTGCCAACAAGGTCAACACCACCAGTGATTTGGCTACCAACACGGTTAGTACCGTAGATAGAAGCTCCACCCTGAGTAGTAGTGTTACCAAAACGACCACTAGTGTCAGTGCTTTCACCAAGACCTGGGCCGAAGGTGAAATCTAGGAAGAAGATGAGACCTGATGGTAGGCTCATTGGCTGAACACTAACAAGGTCGTTAGCGATAAGTCCAGCGAAAACACGACGAACGATTGGGAATGCTACGGTTGCGAAACCTTCGACATTACCACCGGACATGGTGTTAGACTCACGAAGAAGCTCCTTTGCTTGGTTCTCAAGTAGACGAGCCATTGAGTTACGGTTTCTTTCTGAGTCAAGGCCTTCGAGAAGACCAGTGCGTTCCCACTTCTTGAGTAGGGCATGAGACTCTGCTCTCATGTCACGATTAACTACGCCTTCAGTTAATCTTTCAATTAGTCCAGACATTTATACCTCCTTATATATGTTAAATACCTGCTAGTTTTTTCCATCGATCTGTAAATGGATCGACAGGCTTCTGGTCTTGATGACGAGAAGCGCGGATTAATTGGCTTGGACGTGAGATTGCTTCGCTAAGTGATTGTGGTCTACGATTTGGTGTAGACGCCACTGTGCTTTGAAGAGACTCAAATATTGTCTTTGCCTCTTTAACCGAACCAGCTTTGGAAATAGCTTCGACAATTTTAGTTTTTTGTCGCTCATTCAAGGAGGTATTTCTAAGCACACGGTTCGTGTATAGTAAGCGAGCGTTTGAAACATTAACTTCCTATAAATTATCTTTAACTTGTTCCAAAACACTAGCTAATTGTAAAATCTTTTTCTTAAATGACCTGTTCTCAAAAACAAGTTCTTCTTGGGCTTTCTTCATGGCCTTAATTTCTTCATCAACGCCAGTTGATTTTCTTGCGGCCAGCCCTCTTTCCATTTGATACTTCTTTTCTTCTGATCTCAATCCAGCCCAGCCAGAGAGATCGGCACCAGTATCAACTCTAAATTTTTCCATAATGGCGTCTGCCATTGCATCAAGATCCTCATCTCCTTCATCTTCTTCATCTTCTTCA